GTTCCACCTGCTCCTTGACCCACATTTATACTTGTCCCGCTAAGTGTTACATTTGCCGAATTAAAAGATGCAGTCGTTGACGACACACTTAAAGAAGTTGTCAAAGCATTTAATGCTGTTCTTGTATTTAAAAAAACACTACCGCTTGTAGCTTGGTTTTGTATTACCGAAGCCGATGAACCTAAATTCTGTGAGAAAAAACCTGCGTTAGCACCTGATATTGGAGCTAATCCACCAAGAGAATACTGTGTAGCACTTACCTCATTATCAATTAAAAAAGTTTGACGCATAAAGGAGTTGGTTTCACTTAATGAAAATATTGTAAATGGAATACCTACTGTTGGTGTCATTACATAGTCAAATGATGCTCCAATATTTGGATTTGTTAGCACCACATTAGCAGTAGATGCTGATAAACTACTTGTAATTGTAGTAGTTAAATTATAAGTTGAACCAGTATAATTAGTTGCTGTTAGCGTAGATGTTGATGGAACATATGATAATGGTGTTGTTGTAGTGTCAAATAGCAATGATTTTTGCCCTGCTCCCGTGCTTGTAAAGATTAGATAATATGGTGTAGCGGTATTATCAACCGCAACCGCAATCGTAGTTGATTGTGAAGCAATGCCAGAAAAATTAGAACATGTTAGTGTAGAAATGTTTGGATTGTATGTTAAAGGTGTCGTTACATCATCAATATAAAGTGTGTTACTTGTTGGGCTTGTAGTTTTTGAAAAAGGAATATAATATGTTCCTGCTGTATCGTCACTTGTTAAAGCAATATTCGCAGTAGTTGTTACTGATCCTGCTGTTATTGCAGTTTGAACCCATGCCGTTGTTGGCACTTTTGTTGAACTGTCACCAGCTGCTGGTTGTGCTATTGTATTTGTAATAGTTCCATCAAATATAATGGTATCCGCAGCACGGCCAATTTGAACCGTATTACTTGTGCTTACAGTAACACCTGCACCGATTGATGTAGAATAAGAAAGTCCATCAGCACAATCCGCACCAGCACCAATACATGTGCATTTAAGGTTATTATTTAGCATAGAATTACCAGTTCCCCAGCCAATACATGTGCTTTCGGCAACATCATTTGCGTTTGTTAAACTTGTATCACCAATAGCAACATTATACCAAGTAAAAAAGTTTCCTGATGCTCCCAAAGCGAGTGCTGCTCTGTGTCCCATAATACAATTATTACAACCATTTACATTTGCGTCAAAACAATTGTATCCGAGACAGAAATTATTTGAACCTCCTTCCAATGCAGAACCGATCTGTCCACCTACTATTACATTGAAGTCGCCGGTGGTTAGAGCAGGTAATGATCCTTGAAAAATCATATAAACAGTAGCACTATTTTTAGAACCAACTCTTAAATCTTTTATAGAACAGTTATTTACTGTTACAAAAGATCCTACTTGTATTTCACCAGTGGAAGGGCGATATGAAAAAGGTGTTGTAGTTGTGTCATATAATAATGCTTGATTACCACCGCCACTGGCAGCAAATACTGGATAATATGGAATATTATCATCATTATCAGTAATATTGACCAATGTAGCAGTTCCTGCTGAACCTGATGTATTTGCACTAATCGTATTAGTGTTTGCATCATAAGTGTAAAATGGATCATTAGTTCTTATGCGTCTATATCCGCTTGAATTATCCACAAATGTAGGATAATAGGGCGTTCCGCTTGTTGTGTTAGTAATCAAAGCATTCCCGCTGTTTGTAGCGAACGCTACTACATCTTGTGCTAAACGAAAAACTGTAACATCAAAGATTGGTAAATTTTCAAGAGGTGGCCAATATTCGCACATTTAATATAGAAGGATATTTAAAATTCTAAATAATTCGTCTAAAATTAAACAACAATTAAGTTTTTAATTAAAAATTAAAATATTATTATAGATATATAATGTCTTTTTGTTTAGCCGATTTTGAAAACAAGGAAATTCGTGAAAAGCTCCATGTCATTACATTAAGCAGATTTAATAAATATCCCTTGACAAATTTTCATACTTTGTCTATGAAGGAAAAGCGTGTTGCAAATGAGATTTTGAACAAGTATATTAAAGACCTACCTGACTCAAATTGGGGCGAAGTCATTACCAAAGAATTTAACCAGATTTGTCAAGAGGAAATTTTTAATAATCCCAAAATAGATTTTACCACTACGGCATTTAAGCAGAAGCCGTATGAACAATGTGAACCAGTTGAAGAAAGTGAACAATTGAAATTACTTTCATAGTTTAGACATATAATAAAAATTATTATATATTATTATTATATACCGCATGAACCCATCAAATATCAAAACCGCAGCAGATGCGTTAAAAGTGCGAAATGCTTATTTAGCGAACTTGGATGCTCAAATTAAAAATTTAGACAAAACCAAAAATGCGACCACCATATTTGCCCAGACGGGGCAGACGCCACTCGCACCGCAAGATACAAGATCTATCAGCGAGAAGTTTGCCGATGTTGAGCGTTTGCGTGTTGATTTACGAAAACGCCTTTTGTCATTGACAGATGGCCGTGAAGCTGGAAATATTATGGCAACTTTATCCGCTGACGAAGTCCAAGCTGCTTCGCTTGTTTTAGATGACATTATTAAGCAATTGAAACCTAAATATTCACTTGGAGTTCCTGCTCCTATTTTTGTAGAATTTTTAAGACGCTATATCGCAGATTATAATAAAACTGTTGGTTTTGTGAGCAATTTGCGTCCAGATTTGCAAGACCAGTATGACCAATCAGAAGTTTTACAAGCCACTTCGCAATACATGCAAGACCAATTACAAGAAGATGAATCACAAAAACAAGCGTCAGCATTTGCAAAAGACCAAATGAATGCTGAAAGAGATGCAATATTAGCAGAAGAAATGGAGCGTGAACAATTTAACACACTTGTCGCTTCTGTTAAGCGTGAAGAAGTTGACGAAGTTGCAGATCTAATGGCAGCAAAATATGTGAAGCGTATTGTGCCAACTGGCAGAAAAATATTGAACCCTGAAACTGGTCGCATGGTAAGTGAAAGAGAACAGCGATTAGTTAGGGTATATGAACCGCCAAGTGATTTAATGAGAAATTTAGCAAAGGCAATAATTGTATTAGACCGAATTCCGCCTGAATATATGAAATTTATTTCTAAAAGTAAAACACTTGCGATTAAGTATTATGAATATTTGGAAAGAAGTATTAATAATTTGCCACTTCCAGCTGTGGCATTGGAAGAACTTAAAGCCAAAAGCGTAGAAGATTTACGATTTCAAATTTATCAATATAAAGGAGGAACTGAACCAAGACCACCAGAACCTGTTCCTAAAAAATTACGCATAAAAAAGACAAAAGCAGAACTTGCAGAAGAAAAACGACTAAAACAAATGATGACAGCACAAGAATGGGAGGATTTTTTAGCACAAGAAGAAGCAGATAGGTTACAACGAGGTAGTCCCCAAGTAGCGTTGGCATCGGCAAGAGAAGCGGAAGATCAAGAACTTAATTTAAAAATTGCACAAATGGGTGCAGCAGAATTGTCTGATTATAGCATTACTACGGGTAGGCTAATTTCTATGAACCAGTTTTTGGATTTAGATATTGGAACAAGAATAAATTACTTTGTTGGTTTACAGCAAAGAGGTTTTTGGGATGATGCACCAAAATTTAAAACCCAAGTTAATGATATGCTTGGAAATTTAGCATCAGTTGATGAAAAAGATGTGAATAACTTATACAACGAAATCAAAACTGTAACTGGTAAAGGTGTGGGTTCTAAAATACATAAAAAGGTAACACGCAATTTGATTTTTGGCAAGGGGTTAGCGACTAAAAAAGATTTTACTGATAAGATTGATTTTAGCGAAGGCATCCCAAAAGATAAAAGCTATATTCCCTTTGGCCGATATGTGCTCAACAAACATCGTCTCAATGATAATCGCCTCATGATAAAAACTATCAAGGGCGGAGCAATTTCAGCTTTGCCAACATTGGCAATCAGTCCAGATCTATCCAAGATTATTAAAAAGATGATTGGAGGTGGGCTTCCTTCTTACAACGAGATGAATGCATTGAATGAAGATGAACAAGATATTCTTTACAAGGTGTTTAAACTTTCAAATGTTGATAAAAGTGAGATGCTACCAGCTCCTAACAAAACCAAAGAGGAACAAGAAATGAACAAATTCATGATTTTGAAAGGCGAAATCCAAGCTGGTAATGATAATAAAGAAATGATTAAAGATTTTAAGGTGATGTTAATGCGATTTATTCATGGCGGTAAAATTCCAAAATCGCAGGGGATGGATATTATTTGCGAATTGATGGTAATGGGATATTAAGGCAAATATAAAAATCTCAATATAGATTATAATGAACAGCGGTTATAATCCTATTTTATTTGACCCCGTTAAAGTGTCGCAAAACCAAGCTCAAAGTCAGCAACCCCCATTTTATTTTGGTGGCTCACAAGTTGTTCACAAGTTAGGCTTTGTTCCAGTAGTGAAACCAATTAAAACTTCCAAGATCGTGTTTAAGAAATAATCCAATTTAATTAAGTTATTTAATAAATATTTTATAGTATTATACTATATGACATCTAATATAATTCTTACCAGTCGTAATATCGTTGCAAACACAAACAACACAGTGCTTGTGTATAAGTTTCCCAACAGTGTTCAGTTTGATAACCATGAGATTGCAGTGAGTTCTTTACAAATGTATTATTCATGGCAAAATATTAATTCGGCAACATTAAGGAATAACACCTTGTCCTATGTTTGGGAAACTAATGTAGCAGGTGTAAATGTTCCAGTCACATACCCGATAGTAATCCCAGCGGGTTTGTATGAAATTGGTGACATTAATTTTTTCTGTCAGTTTACGATGATAACCAATGGCCACTATTTTGTTAATGCTTCGGGACAAAATGTATATTTCTTTGAATGGATTGTAAACCCTACTATTTATGCAATTCAATTAAACACATTTCAAGTGCCTACTGTATTACCCGCTGGATGGACAAACCCTTCTGGTGTAGTTCTTCCATTTCAAACATTTAAGCCCCAAGTCGCAACTCCTGCAAATTTTAATTTAATTGTTGGCTTTGCAGATACATTCGTCAGCGATAGAGATTTAGGCGTTGCATATCCCGCAACAGATAGTTATACCAGCACAATAACCCCGCAAGTGCAACCCAACCCAACCCTGCTTGTAACCAGTTCAAACATTGATAACAAATATGCTTCACCCAGTAGCGTTATTTATAGCGTTACCCCAGTTGTGGCCATTGGTGAGCAAATTATAGAAAAACCGCCCGAATTTAGTTGGAACAAAATGTTGCGTGGCACTTATGCTGAATTGCGTGTTACTTTTACTGGTAGCGATAATAGCCCCATTATTATTCTTGACCCAAATATGACAATGATTCTGGCCATTAGAGAAAGAGCTGCACCTTCAAATAAATAAAGCGTATGCCAATTTATATAATTTAGAAACATGCGTAACAAATAAAAATAAATATTAGTTAAATATATAAAATGAATGTTAATCAAATTGACGAAGCATATTTGAACAATTTATGCGACCTTTTAGCGAAACAGCAAATGGCCTTGATGAATGACCGAACCGATGACCCAGAAAAACAACTCGCTATTACCAAGCAACTCACATGCATCAATTCTCTACTTTCGTGTGCAATGAGATTTAGAAATGTATTACGCAAATTAAAAAAATAATATAGCAATAGTATATAAAATGCCGTCATTTAACCCAGCATCTTACAATAGAAAATCAGTAGGCACAAAACGAATGAATGGATGTGGCTCGTTCCTTTTAGGAAACACATTAGGCGGATTGCAAGAAGCCGATGGAACTATGTCCGCTTATTCGGGAAAAGGTTTAGGCATGGGGTTAGGAATGGGGATGTGTGGAATGGGGATGAGCGTTCCCAAAATGTCTGGTTTAGGAATGGGATCTATTAATAAAAAGTTGGAAAGTTTGATGGTTAAGCAATCTAAACCAAAACCCAAAAACATCAAATTCAATATATAAACCAATTCATTTAGGAATTTAATTAATTTATAATTTAAGATTTTTATCTTACATTATATCATATGAGCGACCAACTTGTTTATGATCTATCTCAGCAAACTGAGGGAGCACCCAGTGTTTTTGTTCGCAAAGACTGGCTCTCGCTTCTTGACAATCAAAACGGGTCATACAGTGGAAATTCCAGTGTAATTGACACATCTCAGCTTTCCAATTCCAATCGCTACATGGGTTATGCTGATGCATATCTTCAAGTTCCTATGATTATGACGCTAACTGCTGACACGGTTGCTGCCGATAGTGGTGCTTTTGCTCCTGCTACTGCTGCCACCACATGCGACTATGCCGTTGGCTTGAAGAACTGGTTTGGTTCTATGATTCATTCTATTCAAACTGAGTGGAACGGGGTTACTGTGACGCAGCAAACTAACTTTATTGGTTTATACAATACTTTTAAGCTCATGACCACGCTTTCATACAATGATATCCTTACGCAATCCAGTGCGATTGGATTTTATCCTGATGATGCCCTTTCTGTTATTTTTAATGCTGCCGCAACTGTAAATGGTATTGGCACTGGTTTTACCCAAAATGCGATGTCAGTTCCTGTGGTTACTGGTGTTCATTCTACCTACAATTCTGGAAACATTGGTTTTTTCAAAAGACAGCAATTTATTAACTATGATCCTGCTGGTCTTACTGCTCCTACTGCTGATGCATTCTCAACTCTTTTACCTGCTGCTTCTTGCACCACCGCATACAAAAGTTATATTTTTAACAAAACTAATGGTGTTAACGCTGCATCTCGTGGTTCTTTCCAAATTGCTATAAATGCGATCGTTAGATTAAAGCACCTCCATTCCCTCTACGAAAAAATGCCCCTCTTAAAGGGAGTATACCTAAAAATTACGCTTCAATTGAATAATTCCGTTGTTAGTTTTAGTTCTGCTGCTGCTGGTGCTGCTCCAACTCTTATATCTGCAACCAGCGGTGTAGGCGGAGTTGTCCCTATTCAAATTGCATCTGCTGCTGCTGGAAATGGATCTGTTGCTGCTTTTGGTTACAATGGTAACTACACATGCTCGTTGGCTGTGGGTGCTACTTGTTTAGTTTCATCTCAGCTTGGTGCTGGGGGTGTTACCGCATCTCCACTTGGAAGAAATATCACACTTAATGTGCCCAGTTATGTCATGTCACCCGCTTTTGAGGCTGCCTATCTTTCCGCACAAGTTAAAACCATTGAATACGAGGATCTATACCAATATCAAGTGCTTTCAATTGGTGCTGCTGGTGGAACTATCAACTCTCTTATCACAAATGGTATTAGCAACATTTCCAAAGTGTTGGTTCTTCCTTATTTCACGGCTACTGCAAATGGTGCTATAAGCCCTCTTTACTCACCATTTGACGGGGCTGGGACTGGTGTCACAAGCCCCTTGTGTTTGCTTTCCAATTTCCAAGTGGTCGTATCTGGCCAGAACGCCCTTTACAACACACAAAAATATTCTTACCAGCAATTCATGGAACAGCTCACGGGATGCAACTCTGTCAATGGTAACGAGACCGATGGCTTGTGTTCTGGTCTTATTTCTCAGCTTGATTTTGAGACCGCATACTGCTATTACTATGTTGATGTTTCTCGCATGTTGGAGATTGAGAAGAGCGTTCCCAAGAGCATTTCTATTCAAGGAATTAATTTAAGTGCAAAGGCGATTGATCTAATTGTCTTTGTTGCTTACACCCAAACATTGAAGGTGGATGTGCTTACTGGAAATCGTCTTTAAATTTATTCCAATACTTATATTAGCATTTATGGTAGGCATTTGTTTAGGAATAATAATGGTTCAAGTAATAGACGCACTTCAATAAATTAATTGAATTTTAATGAAATAATATAAAATTAAAATATAGTTTTATATTATATAATGTTAAGCAATTTCCAGTTAATGAATTTAGCAGAAAAAATGAATATGCCCATAGGACGCATATGCTTTAAGAATGAATTGATAGATGAACCATTAAAATATAACATTGGTTACATAATAAATTCACAGGATGATAAAGATGAAGACACAGGTGAAGAAAATGTTGGTGCACACTGGACAGCACTTTATGTAGCCAAGTCAAAAGATGGCCGTGTAGAACCACTTTATTTTGACAGTTATGGAATTGCTCCCGCCGAAGATGTAAAAAAATTTGTCGCCCCGCATGGTTTGCCACATTCTAAAAAAGATGTGCAGAGCCTCATGGCAGATTGCTGTGGATTTTATGCACTTGCATTTCTTTATTTTGTAAGCGTAAGCAATTTTAGAAGTGGCCACTTGTATCAAGATGGCGAGACATTCCTTGACCTATTTGATGATCTCAATGTGTCCAAAGACTTTAAAAAAAACGAATGGGTTCTGTCGCAGTTCTTTCAAGCCAAAGACCCAAAGCTTCGCAAACAAATAGATGTATTTGGTGAAGGCAAACTCATGGAAGAAAATGGGGAGCACATACCTATTCCAACTGCTATGCGTTACTAATTATATAATTTAGAAATACCTTTTATAAATACCTTTTAAGTCAAGGACTTCTAAATCAACTATGTTAGGTTCTTACTTTTAATTAAGGATTTATTAAACAATAGTTAAGTATATGCTATAATTTTAACGATTTAAACAATAATTAAGCATTAACTATTGTTTAAAGCATAATATGGTAAGCATTCTATTAATGAAAATATTTTCATTACGCATTTGCTATTGTTTTTAACATAATATGAATAGATTATGCTTAATAATTGATTAATAGCGTTAAATAATATAAAGATTAAGCAATGAATATATATTTAAACATAATATTTATAGAATGTGCTTAATTATCGGTTAACCATGTGATGTCATGTGCTAAATTTATCTTCCAGCAATAATAAAAACAATCAAAGTTACAGCTGTCGCTCCAATTATCAGGTCGCTTCCCATCAATTTGTTTTTCAAAACTAATACGCTTCTTTGGAATAATAATTTGCAATTTGTCAACTTGATTCATGAAAAGCGAACGCACATATTGTGTGTTGATTTTGCTACTTGGTAGAATTAGTATAAATGGTTTTTCTAATTCTACCAGTCGTGTCAATACATTTTTTGATTTGCTGAAAGGTGGGTTACTTACAATGATGTCACCTTTATTCGTTTCAAAGAAATCGTCTTGGTCATGTATTACTTCAAAGCCAATCTCTTGTAAATATGCACCACTTTTACCATCTCCATAAAAAGCTTCCCATATAACTTTGTCTTTTGGAATAAGGTGTGCTATATTTTCCCAAGCATATTTGGGTGTCATGTAGTCGTCATGTTTTAAAAATGATTTGTTTTGAAATGTCGCCATTTATAATAATACAATATTTAAACTTTCGCTAAACATTAGTTAATCAAAAGACATTTTAAAAACAACAGATCCAATTATAAAAAAAGCTGATAAAACAATTATAATAGCTAATATTTCAAATGCCATATTATTATTAATAAGTAATTAAATTTTTGCTTAATTATTAATTATACTTTTACACACATTTTGACTTTTTCATGATAGACTTGTTTTGCTTTTTGTAAAATCTTTTCTTTGTTTGCTTGGTAATACTGTTGCTTTTTTGTTGGGTCAATTGCATACTGGTCTCTATGTTGTTTACAAATATATTCTTTATGGTCTTTGTAATATTGACACTTATCTGCAAATGACCGCTTACCAATGCCTGAGCCATATAGCTCTTTGTAATACTGCTCTCGCTTTTCCAGTTCCCGCTTGGAATTACATTTATATTCTTCAATCACTTGCATTACAAAATTGCACCATCCTCCATGTGAGCGTATTTGTTCATATAGTTCTAAATTATATCTTGGACTGGCACTATTATGGCAATCGCTTTTATGTAGATACTTTCGCATAGCATAGTTTGTTGTTGACCCCACATATGAGAACACTATGTCAAAACTCTTGGGAATAATTTGGTAAATTACTGATCTATTATACACATTTTCAAATGCTTGATTATTTTCCTTAATGTCGCCGATAACTTCCATTTAATATAATATAGCAACAGATTTTAAATACTTAATTAAACGATTAATATAAATTTAAAATATAATCTAAATATATTATGAATTTAAAAGAAGTCATCAAAAAGGCACGGCCTACATTAAGCGATAGTAGCATCACTACTTACAACAGCATCTTAAAAAACCTTTACAAGAAAGTGTTTGGAGATAAAGAGATTAAATTGGATGATTTTGAGAATAGTGCTAAAATCTTAAAACATTTAGAAAACACAGAACCAAATAAAAGGAAGACAATTTTGTCGGCGTTGGTTGTTATTTGCAAAGACCCTAAACCTTATCGTTCGCTAATGCTGACCGACATCAAGGATTATAATAATGAAATTAGCACACAAGAGAAGACTGATGACCAAAAGGAATTCTGGATTGAACCAAATCAATTGCAAAGTGTGTATGAAAAACTTAAAAAAGAAGCAGATTATCTTTATAAAAAAAGTGACCTTACCATGAATGAGTTGCAAAAAATCCAGAATTTTATTATTATTGCATTGTTCCATTTAATACCGCCCAGAAGGGCAAAGGATTACTGCGATTTCAAAATTTCGGCAATAAATAAAGACACTGATAACTGGTTTGACGAGAAAAATAATGAGCTGTCATTCGCATCATACAAGACTGCGAAATTTTATGGAATTCAAAAACTTTCTATTGACAAGGCCATGAAGGCCATTCTTAAAAAATGGATTGCCATTAATCCAAGTGAATACCTTTTGTTTGACAGTAACTTAAAAAAGTTGTCACCAGTCAAGCTCAATCAGCGTCTCAATAAAATCTTTGGAAGCGAAAAAGGTATGAGCGTGAATTCGTTGCGTCATTCTTTTTTATCAAATAAATACCAAGACAGCATTAAGATGCAAGAAAATATGGCCAATGATTTAGCACAGATGGGTTCAAGTCTTGCTCAATCAACTACCTACATTAAAAAAGAATAAATAAAAGTAAGAACCTAACATAGTTGATTTAGAAGTCCTTGACTTAAAAGGTATTTATAAAAGGTTATTTCTAAAAAACATTTCAAATAAACAAGTTAGGTAGACCTTTAAAAAAACAATAATCTAATCATATAATAGAATGAAGTATATCATTAGAAAACATACGCTTGATCGGGCAAAGCAATATGACCTACTTGTTTTTCCAGTGGAGGATGGTGTGCATAAAATAGAAGTATATGACAAAGATGGGCATCATTTAGCTGATGTAGGTGACATCAATTACAACGATTATGCACAATATTTAGCGATGGAACAAATGAATTTGTTACCAAAAGGTTATGCTAATAGTAGAAGGAAATTATATCTTAATCGCCACAAACATGAGACTGGATTTGATGAACCATACAGTAGAAGTTGGTTAGCTAAAACGCTTCTTTGGTAAATATTTATTACTAATTTTATTTAGAATAAAAGTAAGAACCTAACATAGTTGATTTAGAAGTCCTTGACTTAAAGTGAATTTATAAAAGGTTATTTCTAAAAAACATTTCAAATGAACAAGTTATAGAGATCCTTTATAAATACTGTTTTATTTAGGAGGTTGTTCCAAATTATATATATTAGAATTATAACTTAAAGATAAATTATAATATTATATAAATATAGAATGTTATCCAACAAAAAATTAGAAGAACAGTTTAAACTGACTGACTTTTATGCCGACATGCATGATTACAAAAACATGACACAGTTAGCGTTGTCAAGCAAAATTCCAAAATGGAAAAAGATTTTTTCCAAAGCAGTTGAGAGCACATGGGATATTAAACAGCATCTCAAAAAGTATTGCAAACAATGTGAAGAACCAATTTTATTTGTTCATTCCCAACTGCTTGACAGCACAGGCCATTACCGAGATTTTAGAACACACCGCATTCAATTTTGGAGTTATTATAAAAAGAATTTGGGTGATTTATGGGCATCAGCAAAGGAACACTACCTTGCAACAAAAGAGGCACACGATAATGCTTTAAAAATTCACAAAGAAGAACACCAAAAAACCGAAGTTGTATGCCAATGTGGAGGCAAGTATTCCATACGCAATAAACTCAAACATTTTGCTACGCAAAAGCATGTAAAGTTTTGTGCGTTAAATGAAGACCAATGCTAAAATGGTTTGCTTAATTATAATAACATTTTTTTATTATAATTTATATTCAAATACTTATTTCATTTAAAGCGTATTTCTAAAAGCCCAGTTGGCATCCGCAGCTTGGGATTGAAGGGCTTGGAGTTCACCGCCCATCAATTTGCGAGACATGTTTACAAACTTTTTACCCATACGAGCAGGTAATTTTGAGGAAGCGTTAAAGATGCCACGACCACTGGCAGCACCAGCATACAAGCCAGATCCAGAACAAGTAGGACATGAATGTCTTTTCATACCGTTGCCAATAATACCATCTCTATCCATTTGGTCATACAAATCAGTTGACACGGGGGCAGATTTAGCACGACGACTGTCCACAAGTTCTTGCAATTTACCGAGCATCATGCTTTCACCTTTGGACTTTACTGCTGATTTTATTTCGGTTTTAGACATGGGCATAGATTTCTTTGTTCCAGCGGTTTGTAGGGCGGTTTTCATTTCGCCTAAATCAATTCCATACTCGTCAGCATAAGGTTGGGCGGCTTCAATACCCGCATCAATCGCACTTTTCTTCAATGCCCTTAATCCCTTCTTGCCTTGCAATGATTTGGGATTATCCAAATACTGGTTAGCAGTTGATTCCAATTTATTAACAACACTGGGAGGCACACCATAGGCTTCGGCCATCATACCAGCAGTCTGGATACCTTCTTTTACCAAAGGCTTAACAACAGACCCAACAGCATAGGCAACCTTTTTCACACCGAGTTTCTTCATTACCTTATCCGCTTTTTTGCCGAAAATGCCTTCGCCTTCAACTGTGGCGTTAGCAGTAACTTCGGTAGGAGATAAAGCAATTTGAACGCCTTTGTTTTTCAAAAAGGCCTTATTAATAGCAGACCATTGGCTTTCATGCACAACAAGCTGTGTGCCTTCACCTTGCATTAAACGCACTTTGTGGCCATTGCGAATACGAGACATAACCGCAGGAGATAGCTTTTTAATACGAATTAGTTTCATACCAGACATAGGAGCATCCATTATATACTCTATTGATATTTTATTTTTAAATAACTGGAATTTAATTGCTAAACAATAGATCTATCGTCCATTTCTTCATTTGGTTTTGGATGTGATAATTCAATTTCTTCGCTTTTAATTTCATTCTCTGTATTTCTGTGTATCTTAATAACACCAAAGCATAATGACACATCTTCGCATTTGCTTTTAAACGAATACCTAATCGCTAATCCTAAAAGTCCCGTTCCAAGTGTTGCTAAACCATATATGAGCGTTGCATCTGCCATCTGTTAATATAACATGTTACTTTTATTATTCAAATACTATTAGAATAAAAGTAAGAACCCAGCATAGTCATTTTAGAAGTCCTTGACTTAAAAGGTATTTATAAAAGGGTTTTCTAAAAAGCAAACAATGGAGCAAACTATATAGAAGCTTGTATAATTAAGCAGTTTGCATTTGAAACCAATTTGTCCCATCGCATATTATCGTTGAACTAAATTGTAGTGCTGACATCGTAAATGATGCTGCTCCTGTTACAGCATTATAACCAACCATAACACTTGCTCCGCCTGTTTGATTAAATGTAAATATATTAGTAGCAATAACTCGTCTAAAAGTAAGTTTCGCTCCAATATATGTTGCTGAGGCAGTTGGTAAAGTAATTGTTGGTGTTCCTGCGGTAACCTTATAGTGAGTTGATAATGGTATAGCAAGTGTAACATTTCCTGTAATATTTGCTCCCCAAAAGTCTAAATAAGGAGTTGAAACAAGTTCATTATTGCTATTATAAAGCATGTATTCGCTTGTAGCAGTTGGTAAAACATCGTTTCTAACGGGATTTACGAAAAAACCCGCTACTGTTGAATTCACAACTGTCCCCGCAGATAAAATTATGCTACCTGCAAATTGTGCATTGTAACCTGCTCCGTTGCCGATGGCAATTGCATTATCCCCCTGCGAGGTTGTTAAACCGTAACCAGCTCCGAAGCCTATGGCCACAGCATTATCTCCCTGAGCAAGTCGTCCAGCATTAACTCCAATTGCGATTGCTCCTCCTGATTGAACGGTTTCGCCTCCTGCTAAATTTCCTATTGCGATACTATTTACACCTTGCCCTGCGTTTCCTGCTTGATATCCAATTGAAATACTATTACCTAACTGAGTGCCTTTTCCAGCACTATCACCAATAGCAATAGCACCGAATGATTGTCCGCCACCTGATGTGTTTCCAATAGCAATAGCACTTGTTGCTGAGACAGCACCATTACCAATTGCGATACTATTACCAGCACCTACTTGGCTTACATTTGCAGCATTGCCGATTATCACACAATTAGTGGCCGTTGTTGCCGTGCTCCCTGCGGTGTGTCCCATAATAACATTATCGCTGCCGGTGGTTAATGCATTGGCCACCAAATATCCTGCTGCTACATTTCGGTCACCCCCAGTTAAATTTTGTAATACACCAGCTCCGATTCCAATATTATTGGTAGCACCAGCGTTTAACCCAGCATCGTCCATTACACTATTGCCGATGGCGATGTTTCCTTTGGCTGGAAAAAGGTTGGTTAAATTGCCTTGTCCAATATCAATGTTGGCACTTACTTCCGTTGAAGTAAAATTAATTGTGCTTGAAGTAGTAACAAGAGGAGCAGAAATCGCACTTGAAAAAGATGTTAATGATGCAACAGATGTTGCTATATTTGTTCTTGCTAAATACCTTGCGTCTCCCTCTGCTATGGTTAGCGATCCTGAATTAGGTGTTTGAAATACTAAACTGTCAAAAGTTGGTAAAGTTGCCGTAGGTGGTTCATAAGTAGCCATTTATACTATGTGACTATTTTATTTTTAATTTTTGTTTAATTAATTAAATTTTAATCTGTGCGTATAGTAATATGTCTGTTTCAAATTTTTATGAGAGAATTCCAAAAGAGTATTTAGTCAAAGCGGATAACCCCAACTTTAAGACACATGGTATTACCATACCAAGTAGAATTTTAGTGGTAGCTCCTTCTGGGACTGGAAAAACCAATTTTGTATGTAATTTTATACAGCATATGTGTGCTGGTAAAGGAACATTTGCTGACATACTTGTGCTGACAAAAGATAAAAGTGAACCATTGTATGAATTTTTAGAAACCAAAGGTGTGCAAGTCAATGAAGGTTTGCATAATTTACCAGACTTGAATAAATTTGACAAAGAAGTGAATCACCTTATCATAATTGATGACCTCATGATGGAAAAAAATCAAGAAAAGGTGTGTCAATATTTTATGATGTGCCGTAAAAGAAATGTGACCATTATGTATTTGGCTCAATCATTTTTTAAAATTCCAATTATTGTGAGACAGAATTCTAATTATGCGGTTATTTTAAAAGCTGGTAATAAGAGATCTCTAAACCTAATGTTAAGTGAATATGTAGTGGGCATTGATAAAGAGCAATTTCTAAAAATGTATGAGTATGCTACCAAAGACAAATTTAATTTTTTGCTCATTAATTGTGACGAAAATGACCCCACTAAACGGTATCGCCATAATTTTACAGATTACTTAAATCCTGATGAGTTTAAATAAAAAAATATTTCTATTTTTATAGTCTATATGACTGAATATAAGACACAAAGCATTGTATTTGAAAAAGACCAAATTGGTTTGCAAGAGGCCATAGACTGGATTGTGTCACATGGCGACAAAATTAAGAAAATTGACGAAACAGAAACACAATACAGATTTCGCCAACTAAGTCCAGTTTATTTAAGGCGTAAAGGTTACAAAGATTACAGAATTAAAAAACTTAATGCCATTGTTAGTTTGGTTTTAGTTTACAAAGAATAAATTTAAATATTAAATTAAAAACATTTAGAAAGAATTTAATATTACATATTATATATAAATGGAACAATCCACTTTAACCCCAGCTGAAAAACATTACCAATCTGTTAAGAAGGCAGTTCAAAAATACCAATCCAATCATCGTGACATTTGTAGACAGCGATGCAGAGAATGGGCGGACAATTTGAGAAGCGATCCAGAGAAATACCGAAAGTATTTAGACGAAAAAAATGTATACATGAAAAAAATGAGACAAATCAAAAAGGAGACCAAAATGAGCACAGATGAAAGCAAGGGGCACAATGGTTGCCATCCATCCCATATTTCAAATATTACCCTTGTTTAAAAACTAATTTTCATCTTAATTAAACAAATTAAAATGAAAACTAAAATGTTTAGGAGAAAGTTCTAAATTATATAATATATATTATAAAACTATTTAGAAATAAAATATATACATAATATATAATATGGAACATACAAACAAAATCTTCTACACGACCGACTTACGCACAACTGACATTAAATCTTGTGACGCAAATGCTTATGCGGAAATGTGCGAAAATTTCAATTGTTATGAGGTGACCCCCGACGACAGAAAAATGAAAGCATACTTTGACATTGAAATTAAACCAAAGCACTGCGTGGATGGTCAGGAATACAATGACTGTTGGAAAGAAGTATTGGAATATGCATTCAAATTTATTGAAATAGAATTTTTAGACGCTAAGTGCTGTTTTAAAAACGCATCTTCGGCAGAGTATATATGCTGTGCGACTGGCCAGACAAAATGGATTATTTCAATGCATGTCATTGTTTACAATTATTTGGTTTCAAAGGCCAAATTAAAATATATCGTTAATAAAATGAACCAAGCGATAAATAAAGAACTCAATGATAAAAACAACAGATGCGAAAAGGTCACGGATTTTATTGAATTAATTAAAACGGCAGACGATAAATATGACCATCAATTCTTTGACGAAGGTGTCTACGACAAAAAACGCAAAATTCGTTCATCCCTTGCTAACAAGATGCATTATGATGTGGAACGCAATGAAAATATTATTGAAGACAGACCAATGAAGATTGTGTTTGGAACATTTGAACAATCCATCATTACGGCCTTCAATGATGAAAACATGATTGAAATGAATGATGATGAAATTTCAAATATTGAAAATAAAACCACAAATTTTAAACCAGCAACTGATAATGGCATCACAGATAATTCATGTTTTGGCGAACTCAAATATTATGCTGAAAATGGTGCGTTTAGTTATGCGGTTGGTTCTGGTTGCCATACTAAATGGATTTCTTTGGCTGGATTACTTGTTTCTATTTTACCAATTACGGATGCTTTTGAATGTTGGGAAATCGCTACATTACGAGATGGAACATCTAATAAAAAAGATGAATATGAGAACAAATTTGATGACATTAAAATGCTTGAACAAGATCCAATCAAAGCCATGAACTCATTGAAAAAAATTGTTAAAAAAGAAGCCCCTACTATTTTCAATAGTTGGAAGCAAAAGCAACAAGACATTTTGGATGAATGGAAAAAGAAAACTTGTGACGAGATTAAAGCAAACAAGGAAAAGTTGCGACTTCAAAAAGAAGCTGAAAAAGCAGAAAAAGATGCGATTAGACAAGCGTTAAAAGAAGAACGAGACGCTAATAAGACTGTAAAACAAGAAGCACAAAATAAAAAAAAAGAAATGTCGGCCGAACAACAGGCTTTTATTGAAAAGCGTAAAAACGAAAATATCTTTATTGATAATGACAATGACGCTTGTGACATCATATTTGAAAGTTTAAAAGAAACCATTATTTTTGTGCATGATAGGTATTACTATAAATATCAAAACTGTTGGATAAATAATAAAGATAAAATCAATTCACTTTTAATGGTATTCATTGCTGAAAGCAATATTTATAAAATTAATGAGTTTTATGACCTTAAACCGTATGGACAAAATACAAAAACCGCTAAAAATATAATGGAACTATTATTTGCAAAAATTAGAGTCAAGTGTGATACCAATATTAAATATTCCTCATTTCATTCATCAACCAAAAAAAAGTTATGCTTTCTTGATGGTGTGCTTGATTTTGAAAATAAAACATTTACCTTATGGAAGCATGTAAAAGAACCAATTTATACCACCATTATTATTCAACGAAATTATGCAACTTACTTTCAAAATCCAAATAGGGAGTTCATTGATTTTATTAAAAACAATATTTTTACAAACCTATTTGGTAACAAAACTAAATTGTCTTTACAATTCTTTTCAAGAGCGGTGGCTGGTTGTAATGAAGACAAAAATTTCATGAGCTATTCGGGTAACAGAAATTGTGGTAAAGGTATTTTATACACAGCATTGTCATCTGCATTTGAAGAATACATTACAAGTTTTAATTTAGAAAATATGGTGTGCAAAAGAGAAAGCAATAAAAGTAGCGACATTGCGAAGGAAAATGCATGGCTGTTAGATTTAGAATTCGCCCGAATTGCTTTGGCACAGGAAACAGATGAGAATGAAAATGATAACATCAAAACTTCATTAAAAATAAGTAACAAGGTTATGAAATCTATCATGTCGGGTGGTGACGAAATAAAAGCAAGGGCATTATATCATGACCCGATTACCATCACGCTTGATGCAACTTTGGGATTTTTAGGAAATAATGAACTTGCTATTTCAGGCGAAGATTCAAGTCAACACCATTTTAAATTTACAGGAGTAAAACAGTTCATTACCGCTGAAAAATATAAATCATACGAAAGTATGGGTGAAGAGTTTCTTTCAGCTTATGCTATTAGAGATGAAGATCTAAAAAATAAAATCAAAACCGATGAGTATACAAATGCAATGGTTTATTTGCTTTATGAAAATTATGTCAATAAATGTCTCACGGTTGAAAATATTGAAAATGATGATGGTGAGCAAATAGAACTAAGCATTAGAGCTTTGATTTTCAAACATTATGAAATTACCAAAGATGATAAGGATAGGGTAAGCAAGGATGAATTATATGAACTTTTGAAAAAGGACAAAAAGAAAATCATAGCGGAATTAAAACAACTCAATTGCGTTGGCGGTGACACTTGTAAAATAACAATTCAAAAAGAAAATGAGAATGGCGAAATGAAGTCAAAGCAAGTCCCAGCTTTTAAAAATCTAAAATTAAAAGAGGTTGTGCATGAATAATTGTTAAATTATATAAATTGGAAATTAATAAGAAATTTTGATTTTTTATTAATTCAAAAGTTGAAATACTAATTGATTTTATATTATGGAACAAAGACGGAAAAGACGGAAAGACGGAAAGACGGCCTTAAATCAAAACTATTACTATGGGACTTTTTTTTTTTAAAAAAAAAATATTTTTTCAAATTTTTTTTTCCCCACTCATTACCCCTTTTCATTTAAGGCCGTCTTTCCGTCTTTCCGTCTTTTTCCGTCTTTTCCGTCTTTTATACTTTTCTCCAAACTCTCTCCCAAAAAAAATAAATAAATAATAAATAATATGCAACATAACCATGTAACCAATATATATAAATATGGAACAACTAATGCATTCATTTTATTAAATATTTTATGGCCAGTTCAAAAAAAGTGAAAAGTAAAAAATTGATTGTTAATTTATTTAGGAATAGTTGTTCCAAATTATATATATTTAAGTTAAACTACTTAGAAATAAAATCTATTATTATATTACAAATGGCAAACCAATGGATTACATTTATCAAACAATGGGCTAACTCCCATCAAATGTCGTATGGATGTGCTTTAAGCGATCCAGAAATGAAAGCGGAATACCATAAGAGGTTTCCTAAAAAACTTACCAAAAAGGCAATGAAGGCAATGTCGCAATTAGAAGAAAGCAAACCAGAAGGCAATGTCAAAGCCAAAGCAACATTTCCAAATTTAAAAATAAAAATTCCAGAACCAGATGAAAACATGCAGTTGATGGTAACAGAAATAAAACCAACAGTTCCAAGACCAAAAAAAGTGAAAAGTAAAAAATTGAACATAGTTCCAGCGTTTGACATTGTGGAAGAACCAACAAAGCAAATACCAAAAATGGAAGTTTACCGACGAGGAGACACTGAGGTGGGTTTTGTGCCCAAATTTATTAAATTAGACTTGACTAATGAAGAAATCAAGAACATCAAGCGACATAGAAAAAATCCCAAAGTCGCATTTTATAAACCGCCATTCATCACCGAAGCATATGATGAATTCATGAAGCAAAAAAATGACAAGGGCGAAGTGCCAAGTTGGATTTCAATGAAGCGTAGAGGACGAGCTAATGATGAATATTTTATAATCAATAATCGTGCTATGGTTTGGGGTTATAATATTCCATACGGTGTGAATTATTTTGATAAAGGTCACAAATCTGTAACATATACCCCCAATGAAATGAATGAGAAATATTTCAATGCATTTAACCGTTTTAATGAAGATCTAAAAAACATGGATGAAAAATATATGAGAGACACGGCAGATGCAAAAAAAGCCAAAAAAGATGCAGACGAAGCAGAATATCAAAAATATATGAGGGACACGGTGGATTTAAGGGAAGCCGAATATGTTGAGAAACAGTTCTTACAGATAGTGTCGCCATATATTGAATTCTTGACTGAAAATAAAGCTCGTATTGTCAAAGATGAATTTAGAAATCGTTTATGCGAATATGCTCACCAGATAATGGAACTAAATCCCACATTCCCATTAGAAATTGCGGTAGAGATTTCAATGCAAACAAACGGTGGAAAAGATGCCAATATATTTGCCGAGCGTGAAGCTGTGAATAATTTAAACAGTGTAAGACAAGACAACCATTATAAGATTACAGTTGGCGATGGCACAAAAACTGTATTTCCCAAGTCAAAACCAGAAGAAAAACGCAAAGTCAAAGGGGGTATGATACCAAATAATGAAAAAACTGATAAACAATTGCGAGGTGAGATAATGCACATGGCCAAAAATTTCAAAAATTTAGAAGAAATGGAAGGTTCGGAAAAAGATAAAGAAAGCGATTTCCATACATGGGGATTTAACGCATTAGATGCTTTATCAAATTTATCAAAATCATATGCAAGTGAACGGGCAATCCAACAAGTTGGAGAACTACATGGTAGTTTCCATCCTGTATTTCGTAATGCGATTAAAGACTTAGCCTCACATTATGTAGAAAATAACATCCCGTTTATGTAAAAACTTACCCTTACCATATTATGGTCACACATTTTTTTTGTAAAAATACTTATGAGAGCATATTTACAAAATATTCCAAAGTCATAGGCTACCCCCTTTGACATTTACCAAATTATGGCAAAAGCGTAAATCCCAGTTTTTGTGCGACAAAGTCAATAACATACTGGTCATCATTTCCCCAAGCGGTATAATCCTGACCTTCTATGATAACATATTTATTTGAAATATATTTATCATTCGCATCATAAAGCGACACCCTAAAAGTGGCACTAACTGATAATTCCATTTGACTTATATCTAATGAAAATCGCACGGCCGTTTTTGTTGTAGTTTCGTCATAGGCTTCAATGTTGGACATATGATATATCTAAATATTATTATTTAAAGCAACTTAAATGTAAGACATTATAAGACATTATAAACAATATGACGAAATCTCCAATTGATTATTCAAAAGCAATTATTTATAAGATTTCTTGTAACGATAATAGCATTATAGATTGTTATGTAGGTTCTACAACCAACTTTCGCATAAGAAAGCATAGGCACAAATTTAATTGTTGTATTGCGACTGCGAAAGAGTATAATATGAAAATCTATCAATTTATAAGAGCAAATGGTGGTTGGGATAATTGGACTATGGTATTAATTGAAACTTATCCAACAACAACATCATTAGAATTATTTAAAAGAGAGCGTTATTGGTGTGACGAGTTAAAATCAAATCTTAATACTAATTCACCTTATAGATCACCTGATGAGGTAAGTATTTTAAGAAAAAGTTATAAACAAATTAATAAGGAAAAATCAAATTTATTACAACGATTAAGACGACAAAAAAATAAATTAGAAAACCAAAATAATTTGTGAGCATATTATGGTCTTACGCCTGATTAATAATGCACCAGTTAACCCCGTCGCAAACCAAAGTAACTTGAAATATACCTGCTGCTACGGAATGAGGACTTGCGGATAAACCAATAGCACCAATTGGAATGAACCCAGCACCACCTGTGCTTGTAAGTGTAAATACGGTTGTATTCGTTTTTCTTTTAAAGGTAACCATCGCACCAAGATATGCTGCTCCTGTTGGATTTGGTAATGCGATTGTTTGTGCTGCTGCCGACATAGCAACTGTATAAAATTGTGCTAAAACAGCGGTTGCTAAATTCCCAGTTGCGGTGGTTGTTATTTGTGTCCCCACACGCAAATTAAAACCACCTCGTAAAAACATGGTTTGAGCTGATGTTCCTATTGCGATTTGATTTGAATTCGCAACAGTTGGAACTTCTGCGTTTGCTCCAATCACAATATTAGATGACCCTGTGACCAGATTACCAGCGTTTAACCCATATATGCAATTATCAGTTCCTGTTAGTAGTCCAGATGCTGCTCCAAATCCATATACACAATTTCCAGAACCAGTGGTTAAAAAATTTGAAGCGATAACACCGCATAGCGTATTTTGCGTTGCGGTTGTTATCATCGCAGTTCCAGCTTGGTATCCAACACATACATTATTACTTCCTGTTCCAGAGACTTGATTACCTGCTCCGTCACCAATAAAAGTATTCTGCGTTGAACTGGTGATTCCAAGACCTGCGTTATTTCCAATTAAAGTATTTGAAGAAGAAGCAACTGTCATATTTTGTCCAGCCGATGATCCTATTAGAGTATTATTACCAGTTGTAAAAATAGTGCTTTTTGCTGTTGTATTTCCAACAACTAAATTACTTGTTCCACCTGCTCCTTGACCCACATTTATACTTGTCCCGCTAAGTGTTACATTTGCCGAATTAAAAGATGCAGTCGTTGACGACACACTTAAAGAAGTTGTCAAAGCATTTAATGCTGTTCTTGTAT